TGCCACTGGCTATCATTATAAGTTGTAGTGGTTGTGAGGGCAGTGGCAGCCGCAGGAGAAGATTGTCCTATGGCAAAGTTAAATTTACCATCCGCTGAGTGAGTGCAGCTGAAGCAGCTATTCTTTATACTAATGCACCCGCTAGATTTAAGACAGGATAAAAAAATGGCAAACTTAACAGAACTCAAAGATGCAATTAGAAACAGTGAAGCAACGGGTGCTGATGCAATGGATTCATGGACTTCAGAAGATACCGATAGAGCTGGTGATATTGAAGCATTGCTTGGCTCTTTGCCATCTGGTTACTCAATGGTATCGGATGAAGGATCTTTCGATCCAGGCACAAAAGATTTTATGATCATGGTTCAGCACGACAGTTCCGGTCGAAAGATGGGATTAAAGGTCTTGCAGGGTTATTGATTATAAATAATAAAAAGAAATAGGAACATGTCATGAAACTTATCACCGAAATGATCGAATCCGATGTTCAGTTCATTACCGAAGCCAAGGAAGACGGTGGTAAGAACTACTTCATCGAAGGCGTTTTTATGCAGGGAGAAATTAAGAACCGTAACGGTCGCAAGTATCCCATCAATACACTTCTGAAAGAAGTAAAGCGTTACAATAGAGAGTATGTCGAACAGAACCGTGCATACGGCGAACTCGGCCACCCACAGGGTCCTACTATCAACCTTGAGCGTGTATCACATATGATCAAAGATCTGTACCAGGATGGAAATAACATCATGGGTAAAGCAAAGATCATGACTGAAACTCCGATGGGTAAGATCGTAAAGAATCTTATGGATGAAGGAGCCAAACTCGGTGTTTCATCGAGAGGCATGGGTACTCTAAAACAAGATAGAGATGGAACGAATGTTGTTTCATCCGATTTTCAGTTAGCAACTGCTGCTGATATCGTAGCTGATCCGTCCGCGCCAGATGCATTCGTTGAAGGTGTTATGGAAGGAGTTGAATGGCTGCAAGTCGACGATCGTTGGGTTCCTCAGTACATTGAGAAAACTCAGGAAGAGATCAGAAAAGCATCAAGAACTGAGCTTCAGGAAGCAAAGGTTGCGGCCTTTGCGAAGTTCTTGAAGCAACTCTAAAAGATGGCGATATTATAAATAAATGGAAATTGACTTATTAAATAAGGAGATTAAACAGATGTCCGAACAAGACCTAGAAGTAATGGAGGACGCTGAAGAGGTTCTTGAAACTCCTGAAGAGATTTCAGAAGATGAAGATCTTTTAGAGTTCAAGGCTGACGGCGAAGACTCCGAGATTCCAGATCCGTCTACAAATAAGACGGACGAAAAGCCAAAGGGTAAAGGCGATCCAATGCCTAAGACCAAGATGGCGATGATCAATGCCATGATGAGAGATATGAATGGCATGAAAAAAGCTGACCTACAAGCCATGTATAAGAAGATCCATGGTGAGGAAGTTGAGGCCGATGACGAAGTTATCGATGAAGCCGAGGCTCCACGGGAACTTGCTACAATCACAGCAGCTGATATCAATATCCAAGACGATGTTGATGCAATGCTAAACGGAAGCGATCTTGACGAAGAGTTCAAGGAAAAGGTTGCTACTATTTTTGAAGCAGCTGTCGTATCTAAAGTTAACGAGCAGATCGAGAAGTTTGCTGTTGAAGCAGAATCTGACGTCGAAGCTGCGCGTACCGAAACAATCGATGAACTGACCGAGAAGGTCGACTCGTATCTGGACTATGTTGTTCAGGAATGGGCCGATGAGAATAAGCTCGCTATTGAGAAGGGTGTTCGTGCCGATATGGTCGAAGACTTCCTTAGCGGACTTAAAGGTCTGTTCGAAGAGCACTATGTTGACATTCCGGAAGAGAAGGTCGATGTCGTGGAAGAACTTATCGCTAAAGTCGATGAGCTTGAAGGTAAGCTTACCGAACAAACCGATAAAAGTGTTGACCTCTTGAACAAAGTGAAAGAGTTCGAGAAGGATCAAACCTTTGCTGAAGCTACGGAAGGTCTCACCGATACACAGGTCGAGAAACTTCGCAGTCTCGCAGAAGGCATTGAGTTCTCTTCAACTGAAGACTTCGTAAAAAAAGTTGGAATGTTGAAGACACAGTACTTTGATATTGATGAAGAAACCCCTGCGGTTATCGTCGATGATGAAGATGGTCCTCTTTCTCTTGAAGAAGAGAAGGATGGCCCGACCGGTGCCATGGCAGTCTACATGAACGCCATTTCACAGTCTGCTAGAAAATAATGATTTTATAAATAATATGAAGGCTGAAATTTTACAGTAAGGAGAAACAAAAGATGTTCCTATCTGAAGAACTACAGAAGAAGTGGCAGCCAGTCATTGAGCATCCCGACCTCGGAGAGATTAAGGATCCTCATCGTCGTGCCGTCACAGCAACTCTTCTAGAAAACCAGGAGAAGGCTTCACGCGAATCCGCTATGGGTTCGGGTGGTTATGCAATGCCTACTCTTCTCGGCGAAGCGGCGCCAACCAACGCTATGGGCTCCTCGAGCTCCACGGCTTCGGACGGTGCTGTTGATATCTTCGACCCAGTGCTTATCAGCCTGGTTCGTCGTTCTATGCCAAACCTCATCGCATACGATGTTTGCGGTGTCCAACCAATGTCTGGTCCTACGGGTCTCATCTTCGCGATGCGTCCACGTTTCGCCAGTCAGTCCGGCGACGAAGCGCTGTACAACGAAGCAACGACTACTTACTCTGCTTCTTCGAACAACGCGGTCGGTGGTGCTAACATCAAGAATGTTTATGACACCTCCGGGTTCGCCTCTGTTCAGACCGGTTCCGATCCAACGGATCGTGCTTCTGGTTCTGGATATACCGTTGCCACTGGTGCTTCTACCTCCACGGTTGAAGCGTTCGGTGATTCCAGCGCGAACGAGATTTCGGAAATGGCATTCAGCATCGAGAAAGTCGCCGTCACGGCAGTTTCTCGGGCGTTGAAAGCGGAGTACACCATGGAATTGGCTCAAGATCTTAAAGCCATCCACGGTCTCGACGCCGAAACCGAACTCAGCAACATCTTGTCTGCTGAGATCCTCGCTGAAATCAACCGCGAAGTTGTTCGTACGATCAACTACACGGCTACAGCTGGTGCCCAGGACAACACGACATCGGCCGGTATTTTCGACCTCGACGTCGATGCCAACGGTCGCTGGAGCGTTGAGCGGTTCAAGGGTCTGGTCTTCCAGATTGAGCGTGAAGCCAATCAGATTGCCAAGTCCACTCGCCGCGGCAAAGGTAACGTAATGATCTGCGGTTCGGATGTTGCATCCGCTCTTCAGATGGCCGGTGTTCTCGATTATACACCTGCTCTTAGCGCCAACCTCAATGTTGATGATACAGGCAACACGTTTGCTGGTGTTCTCAACGGTCGGACTAAGGTTTACGTTGATCCGTACTTCTCCTCCGCTGGTGGAGATCAATACGTTACGGTTGGTTACAAAGGAGCTTCCGCGTTTGACGCCGGATTGTTCTACTGCCCATACGTTCCTCTGCAGATGGTTCGTGCGGTCGGCGAGAATACGTTCCAGCCGAAAATCGGATTTAAGACTCGCTACGGCATGGTCGCCAATCCATTCGCCACAACAGCCGCTGACGGCGCGATTTCTTCGCAGAAGAAGAATATCTACTACCGCATCGTTACGGTCAGCAATCTTATGTAATAAGCCGCCCCGGCATATAACAAAAGAAGATTGTTATAAACTTAGAGAGGGACTTCGGTCCCTCTCTTTTTTTGTCTCTACGGTTTATATAAATAGTAGGTTATGTGGATACGTAAGAACTTAGTTACACTCGACATTACATATTACATGCCGGACTATACTGATATCGTTCAACAGTTTATTTGGCAGACTAAGGACATTACACCTGAATTACCAAGGGTGCATAAGTTCTTAAACTTTTGGCATCACAATATAGATGCAGTCATAAAGGATGTAAAGGTTGCTTATTCAGAAAAGCCAAGCGATTATAGAGCGGCTGAGATCATAAAAGAGATTAAGACATGGCAGTAATCACAAATACGTTCGTAGAAGATACATCGGCAACAGTTACCAATAACATTAACTTTTTGTCGCCACTCGGTTTTAGATTTCTAATGAATCGTGCACCTAACCTCGAGTACTTCTGTCAGGCCGCTGCATTACCAACGATCTCAATGAATGAAATTCTTCAGGCCAACCCGGTCGGAGCACTGCCTCGTTTCGGAGATAGGATTACATATGAACCATTCAACCTGAGATTCAGAGTTGATGAGGATATGAATAACTACCTAGAGATACACGATTGGTTAGTATCTATTGGTCATCCAGAAAGACTGGAACAGTTTAATGATGTAAAAGAAAAGCTATCCGATGGTTCCATCATGATACTTACATCTAACAGCAATCCACACATCAGAGTTTCATTCGAAGATATGTTCCCTTTGTCATTAACACCACTGCAGTTTGATGTCACTCAAACGGACATCGAGTATCTTGAAGCTGAAGTTGTATTTCGCTATCGTAAGTTTACAATCGAAAAACTATAACTTATTGACTTTTTCATTATTCTTGATATAATTGCCTTGTAGGCTTTGCAATAGGAGTATCTATGGTTACTATTACTCAGTCCGCTAAAGATTATCTCAATTCAGTACGTGGTGATGATTATGTTACCCTTGGTGTAAAGGGTGGAGGTTGTTCTGGTTTCCAATACGTATGGGATCTTAAGAGTAACTGGCCCGATGTGGAATGGAGCGATCCTATCGATGATGTACTTGTAGTCGATCCCGTAGCGGAATTATATATATTAGGTAGTACGGTCGATTATGTAAATGAATTAGGTGGTTCATTCCTTTCGGTAAAGAACCCAATGTCAACGTCAAGTTGTGGATGTGGAGAAAGTTTCGGTATATGAAGATTGAAAATATTATTAGTATGTGGCAAGAGGATGTAAAGATTGATGAAACCGAGCTATCACGCGAAAGTCTAAACATCCCTCTCTTACATGGTAAATATCTAAAACATTTCTCGGATGAGAGATTGAAGCTTCGTGCTCTTAAGATGAAGCACAAGCAACTGAGTACTCGCCTGTCTGATTATTATAGAGGCGATCTAAATAATCCTGAGGATCTTGCTGAGTTGGGTCGTGAACCTTACGAGTTTAAAAGACTCAAGCAGGAAGTATCTCATTATGTAGACAGTGATTCGGAAATGATTCAGTTGAATACGAAAGTTGCGTATCAGCAGGAATTGGTTGATATCCTCGAAGAAATAATAAAGGCAATAAACACGAGGGGTTATGTCATCAAGAATAGCCTGGATTTCCTCCGATTTACTTCTGGACAATAGCAATGTAAAGGGTAACACCTTGATTGTATCGAAGGAAAACGAAGTATATATGAAGGTTGATGCGGAGCCTGTTATACGACAGGAGCTCTCTGACTACTTCACGTTCACGGTACCCGGTGCTAAGTTTATGCCTGCGTATCGTAATCGCATGTGGGATGGAAAGTTGCGATTATACAATGCAAGGACGAAGGAACTATACCTTGGCCTTCTTCCGTATGTACAGGTGTTTGCCGAGGAACGTGAATACGATATAGATATACAAGACAACATTGATACACTACAGAATCTTGCACGGGTCGATGCACAACAGTTCATTACTTCTCTCGAAACTTCGTTCGATCCTCGTGATTATCAGTTGGACAGTTTCGTTCATCTCGTACGAAATAATAGGGGTCTACTTGTTTCTCCAACTGCTTCGGGCAAGTCATTCATTATATGGCTCCTGACTCAGTGGTACGGTGACTGTAAGACTCTTATCATAGTACCGACCACCTCGTTGGTTCATCAGATGAGATCTGATTTCGTCGAGTACGGATCGGATGAGAACGACATCCACATGATTATGAGTGGGCAGGAAAAGAATACGGATTGCAGAATCGTTGTATCGACCTGGCAGTCTCTATATAAGATGAGTAAGGATTACTTCTCTCAGTACGATGTCGTGATAGGCGATGAGTGTCATCTCTTCAAAGCAAAGTCACTCACATCAATAATGACGAAGTTAATCGACTGCAAGTATAGGTTTGGATTTACAGGAACGCTCGATGGAACACAGACTCATAAGTTAGTACTCGAGGGTCTGTTCGGAAGATCAAAACAGTTCGTTAAGACTCGTGAATTGATAGACCAAAATGTTCTTGCAAACTTTAAGATCAAGGCTCTTGTTCTAAAGTACAAAGAGAGTGAGAGAAAGAAAGTATCAAAGATGAAGTACCAGGATGAGATCGACTTTATCGTCGGTCATCCGCGACGGAATAAATTTATAAAGAGTCTTGCGGTATCGTTAACAGGAAATACTCTTTTATTGTTTCAATATGTTGACAAGCATGGCAAAATATTATATAATGAAATAAATAGAGTTGCTGCTAGTAATAGGAAGGTGTTCTTTGTATATGGTGGAACGAATGCAGAGACAAGGGAACAGATCAGGGCTATTACCGAGGAAGAAGAGAACGCAATCATCATTGCTTCATACGGTACATTCAGCACTGGCATTAATATTCGCAATCTTCACAATATTATTTTTGCTAGCCCCACTAAGTCTCGTATACGTAATCTGCAGTCTATTGGCCGCGGTTTGCGCATGGGCGAGTCAAAAGATAAAGCAACTCTCTACGACATAGCCGATGATTTAAGAAACAAGAGTGCTGTAAACTATACGCTAAAACATTTTGCGGAGCGGATTAAGATATACAGCGAAGAAGAGTTTGATTATAAGATCTATAATATTAACTTATAGAGGTAAGAACCATGGACGGCAACATTCTATACTTTAAGCTAATCACTGGTGAACATATCGTTTCATTCGTAGATGCAGCTGATGATGAATACGTACAGCTTCATAAACCACTACAACTCTTTGTACAAAATGGAATGAACGGCGCAGCTGTAAGAATTGCTAAGTGGATTCCGTTTATCGATGAATCTGATATTTCACTGAAGATAAATCATGTTATGATGTATGCGGAACCGAAAGATGACATAGCAGATTACTATCTCGAAGCTGTCGACGCTCTTTCACGAAAAGATGAAGAGGAAGCGGAAATGAATATTGAAGAAGAATATATTGATGAGGAAACAACAATGGCTCTATATGAAAAGTTTTCAAATACAAGTATTACGGTGCACTGATGGCAAAAAAGAAATCACAGCACTATGTAAATAATAAAGAGTTCCTTGCGGCAATGGTCGACTTTAGGGAACAGGTTGCAGCAGCTAAAGCAGAAGGAAAGGAACGACCTCCTGTTAGTCACTACGTTGGTGAATGCATTATGAAGATCGCAGTTCACCTGTCGCATAAACCCAACTTCATAAACTATTCATTTAAAGAAGAGATGATCTCGGATGGAATCGAGAACTGTCTGCAGTATATCGATAACTTCAATCCAGAAAAATCTCAGAATCCATTCGCTTATTTCACTCAGATTATATACTATGCATTCCTTCGTCGTATTCAGAAAGAAAAGAAACAGATGTACACAAAGTACAAACTGATGGGCGAGATGGAAGTAATGAACCTTACGAGCGATTCACAGGGGCACGATGCGAGTTATGTTCCGCAAGGTAAAATGAGCGAGTGGAGTAAGGACCACGTCGGAACGTTTATTGAAAACTTTGAAGAAAGTAAGAGACGGAAAAAGAATAAGAATACAACTGCCGTTGATGTACTTATTGGTGATGAATGAAAGCAGCGATTATAACTGATACGCACTTCGGTGCAAGGAACGATAGCAAAGTATTCTTACAATACTTTGGTAAATTTTATAAGAACGTCTTCTTTCCATATCTGGAAGAACACGACATCAAGACGATATTTCATCTTGGAGATATAGTTGATAGACGTAAGTTTATCAACTATGTAACACTGCGAGAGTTCAAAGATATCTTTGTTCAGCCATGTATAGATCGTGGTATAAAGGTACATGCTATCGTAGGCAATCATGATATCCCTTATCGTAATACGAACGAGGTCAATGCGCTCAACGAGCTCTTTGGAGATAAGCACCACCTCATCAGCATCTATTCATCGCCGCAGAATGTAACGTTTAACTCCTGTGATATCGCAATGTTGCCTTGGATCAATAATTCAAACTATGCGGAGTCGATGCAGTTCGTAAAGAATACCAAGGCGCAGGTCCTATTCGGTCATCTTGAGATCAAGGGCTTCGAGATGTATCGTGGTATGCCGAATCCACACGGGTTAGAAACCGCTCTCTTCGAAAAGTTCGACATGGTATGTTCAGGTCATTTTCATCACAGATCGAATCGTGGAAACATTCACTATCTCGGTAATCCATACGAAATGTTTTGGAATGATTATAATGATCAGCGTGGATTCCATGTGTTTGATTCTGAGAAAAGAGAGTTGACATTCTTACAAAATCCATATAGAATATTCAATAAGATCTGGTACGATGATACTGAAATGAAACTTGAAGAGTTTATAGGGAGCTTTGACTTTGATTCATATAAAGATACCTACGTTAAGGTTATCATACAGAACAAGACCAATCCGTACTGGTTCGATATTGTATTGGATAATCTATACAAAGCAAACCCTGCAAACCTTTCTATCGTTGACGATAACAAGAATGCAGATCTACAGAGTGAAGAAGAAATTATTAGCGAGGCAGAAGATACGTTGACATCGTTATATAAGTATGTAGATCAACTCAACACAAACGTAGATAAATCAAAGCTGAACCAGCTGTTTGCTAATCTATACACTGAAGCACAGAACCTGGAAGTTTAATGATACGATTTCATAATGTTCGGTGGCAGAACTTTCTGTCGTCCGGAAATGCTTGGACTGAAATAGAATTAGACAGGAGTCCAAATACTCTTGTTATAGGTGAAAACGGAGCTGGTAAGTCAACCATGCTTGATGCTTTGTGCTTTTCTCTATTCGGCCGACCGTTCCGAAAAATCAATATTCCACAACTCGTTAACTCGGTCAATCAAAAGGGACTGCAGTGCGAGGTCAACTTTACAATTGGATCGTCCAAGTATCAAGTCATACGTGGTGAAAAGCCAAAGAAGTTTGAGATATACAAGGACGGCAACCTTCTCAACCAAGTTGCTTCTCGTCGTGAGTATCAGACTCATTTAGAACAGAACATACTTAAGCTTAACTATAACTCCTTTACGCAGATCGTCATACTTGGATCTTCAACATTCGTTCCGTTTATGCAGCTTCCTGCTCACTTACGTCGTGATATCATCGAGGATCTACTCGACATCAAGATATTCACGACGATGAATGCTCTTCTAAAGGAACGTCTTGCGGATAACAAGCTTAAAGTTACTGACGTAAAGAATGCGTTACTCGTTGAGGATGAAAAGCTAAACGTACACGAAAACTATATCCACGAGATAGAGACAAAGAATCGTGAACGTATCGCAAACTTAATGTCG